TAAAGCTTCATATCCAAATGAAAATAATGAAAGTAACACATTTCAAGGTGTGGACGGCGAGCTACCAACAGTAGCCACGTTCGCACCTTTTAATTTAGAGGTAAGTTGCGGTTTTGATGGTATAGACGAAAGTGATCGTAATTTAGCTGAATTAAAATTAAGACAACTGTTTTTTAGACGACAACCATATTACATTATTACATCAGACAATCCAGGGTTGAAATATCGCGTGAATAATCCCGATGTAAACCCTGATTATTTAGATTTCTCAGCCATTAAGTTTGATATGACTTTTAGTTGTCGAGATGGCTATGCTGAAACTGTCAAAGAAACAGATGAGTACAGTTTATCAAATGGCAATTGGCAATTCGGTGTCGATTTATTGGCAGATGATGACATTAAATATAAACACGAGACAACAAGCTTTCGGATTTACAACGGTTCTTCAGATACAATCAACCCTTTGTTACGTCATAAATTTAAGTTATTGATTAATATTGATGCACCTAAGGGTTTTAAAATCATTAATCATACAACAGGTAATACATTTGAATATAAAAAAGGGATTAAGCAAAACCAACAACTTATATTAAAAGGTGTACACCCAATACTCGATAACAAGCGTGTAGGTATTGATACAAATCGACAGTGGTTAACACTTCAAGAAGGCTTTAATGATATTGAAATTACAGGCGAGAATATCGGAGGGGCAACAACCCAATGGATATTCCCGTTTATATTTAAGTAGGTGAGTAGTTTGGATGCATTAGTTTTAAAAAATAAAAAAGGCACGTTTGCGGAAATTATCACAGATTTTGATTTCGGTTCTTTTAAATATGAATATGAAAAGAATAATGAGCGTTCGATTAGTTTCACTTTATATAAAACGTCTAATAACGCAGATATATTTGATCATTTAGTTAATGAAGCTTTTATAGAGTGGCAAGGGCAATTATACGTCATTAAATCAACATCTATAAAATATGATGGCCTTAAACTTACGAATGAAGTTGTAGCTAAACATATCTTTATGGAATTTCAAAAACACTATATCCAAAAAGATATGGATGTCGAAAGTGAAAGTAGTGATGAAGATGAAGACGATAGCACGCCTACAATGACGTTAGAACAATATCTTGATTTCGGTTTTAAAGATAATAAATTGGGTTTCAAATATGAAATTAGAGGTCAATTTAACAAACGGGTGCCTGTTGATGATTTGGGTGGTAAAAATGGTGTTGAACATGTAACAGAAGGTACGGAGTTATTTAATTATATCTATTTTGCCGATAATAAAAAATATTATATTTATGATGAAGCAACTTTGTATGAAATGTTTGATATTCCGTTAATCTACTTATACAACTCAAGTGAAGCTACAGTAACAACGACGACGACGGAACTATTTAATTATATTCAAGGTTACGGTAAGAAAAAGACTAAAAAAGAAACACAAAATTATAATCCTATAAAACCTAAGGACTTAAATTATTCAGGTAACTTTATTAAAGACGGTACTTGGCGTACAGAAAACGTAGGTGCAAGTTATACGAAAACATTTGAATGTAAACATGGAAACGAAACGCTTGAATGGACGTTAAAGAAAATGTCCAAAGGGGGCGTGCTTGATGTTTATTTAGACGGTAAAAAGATTGATACTTATGAATGTTATAGTAAAAACGTGAAAAGTGAAAAAATTGTGGTTGCGCAAAATTTAGCGAAAGGCAAACACACATTTAAAGCTGTGTTTAAAGGTGCGAAAAAAGGTGTGGATTACAAAAAATCTGAACCTTGTATGTATGTTGGGACTGAGAAATCAACTGTATTAAATTTAACTGCCAAACTTAAAGGGAAAGATGCTTATCATGCGTACACTGATTATACATCACCTAATTATGATGGTGGAGACATTGCAGAAGCACCGACTATTTTTGATGATAATATCACAAACGAAGATGAATTACGTGAAAGACTTAAAGAAGAACTTAATGATCAACCAACGGTTGAAGTTTCTACAAATTATCTCGGTAGTGTAGAAGATAAGCAATACATTACCAATGATGACATTAAAGAAAATAGTAAAATACATTTTATTCATCAACCTTTAGGTTTTAATTTAGATTTAAAAGTCGTGAAACTCACTGTGTCCCATCCATTACTTGATGTACCCGTAGAAGTAGATTTTAGTAATTCACCTAAAGATATTTTAAAAATGCAGCAACAAACAACTAAAGCGATTAGAAAATTTAATAAGCAAAGTAAAGGCGAGTCATTGGGTGGTTCGTCTTTTTCTATGCCTAGATTAGCATCAGATTCAATAGGGAGTGTGTTAGTTGATGAATGAACCAACTGAAATTAAATATTCATTAGATGAAAGTGGTGAACCATATTTCGCAGCTACTCATATACAAGCGGTACAAGGTTTAAATTTTAATGAAGATGAAGATTTATCCACTGTCATTTTTAATCTTCAAAAGGAAGTTAACAAGGTTTCGGAAGAAAATACAAATTTAAGAAATACTGTAGAATATTCAAAAACGAAAATTTCAGAATTAAATACAAATATTGAAACATCTAAAAACACTATTGAAACACTTAAAACTAAAACTGGAAGTTTAGAAGTGACTGTTAAAAATTTACAAGATGAAATAGAACAATTAAAAGGCTCAAGCACAAATGAAGAAGGTAGTGGTGAATGAAATTAAAAAAAGACTTGCCTATACAAATCGGTCAAGCATTTAGAAGTATGTTGGTAGAAAACTTTAATAGATTAGAAAATAAAATATATAATAAAGATATTGAAGATAGAAAACACCGTACTAATGAATTTGCTGCTCATAATTCAAAACAAATAAAACATAATAAAACAAATGTAGAAAAGCAATTGAATTACAATAGTGGTCGTACAAACAATCTGGTAGTGGGTTCAGATGAATATGGTCAAAAAGAAGTTATCGATGCAAGGGTCGATAGAGAAGGTGAAAGCCATGAATTACTATCAGAACGTTTGTTAAGTGATTTCAACGATGTGTATAACACAACTTCATTTGTACCTAATATAGATTTTAAAAAATTACATTATAGAGTCGGAAATACAGATACCGAGTATTATTTGTTGGATGTTCCAAAACATGATAATCAAGGGAATAAATTAAAATTAAAACACGGATTTGCTGCTGAGCAATTTGGCAATGGGAATAAAGAAACTGCTCGAACATTTAGCGATAGAAATTACGCAAGTGCAGTTTTTAATGGCAGTGTATTT